GTATACCGACTTCTTGTCAGGCCAGTCCGACGAGATCGAGGTCGTGCTCGAAGACACGGATGGCCGATGGCTCGATGCGTGGTATCCGGGCAAAGGCGACGCGCTGACGCTGAAGATCGGCTACGCCGGCGCGCCGTTGCTCGCGTGCGGCCGCTTCGAGATCGACGAGATTGGCTTCGACGAACCGCCGTCGACCGTGACAATCCGCGGACTCGGTACTGGCGTGAAGGCATCGGTCCGAAGCCGCAAGGCCAAAGCGTACGAGCACACCACGCTGGCGACGATCGCGGCTCGCGTGGCGAAGCGGAACCACCTGACGCTCACCGGCCGCATTCGGGATATTCGCATCGACCGAGTCACGCAGTATCAGGAGCAGGACGTAGCGTTCCTGACGCGGCTCGCGCGCGAGTACGGCTATGCGTTCAAGATTTCGGGCAGCAAGCTGATCTTCAGCGAACTCGCCGACCTGCGAGGATCGGACGCGGTCCAGCAGTTCAAGCGCGCCGACTTGAAGTCGATTCGCCTGCGCGACAAGATCAAAGACGTCTACGCGCAGGCCAAGGTCGGCTACCACAACCCGAAAACGAAGAAGCTCGTCGTCTACGGCGTGACGGGTGACTCCGTGGGCGTCGTCGGCCAGTCTGAAGTGGCAGCGGGCAAGCGGAAACAGTCCGGTCAGTCGACGAGCGGCGACACGCTGCGGCTTTCCGCACGGGCCGGCTCCAAGGCAACGCTGCAGACGAAGGCACGCGCGGCGCTTGACCGGACGAACCTCAAGCAGACTGGCGGCTCGGTCGAGATGCGGGGCGACACGAAGCTGGCCGCCGGTGCGTCGATCGAGCTGCTCGAACTCGGCAAACTGTCCGGCAAATACCTCATCGAGTCGGCGCGACATCGTCTCGATCGCGGCGGCGGCTACCAAACCGAAGTCGAGCTGAAGCGCTCGGCGCTCGCCGTCCAGGCCGGCAAAGGCGGCGGCACCGCGAAAAAGTCAACGAAAGGGCTGCAGGTCTACGGCGTCACCGCGAAAGGCGACGTCGGCGTTGTTGGAACCACGCCCGTAGCGGCGAAAGGCAAGAAAAAATGAGCGAGACCCTCGACGAGTTCGGCGCGACGATCAAGTTCGGCACGGTCAGTGCGTCGAAGCCCGGCTTCGCGCGCGTACGGCTGACCGACCTCGGCAACATGAGGACCATGTGGCTGCCGATCGCGTACCCGAAGACCCTGGCCGATCAGGCTTGCTGGACCTACGATAACGGCGAACAGGTCGCGGTGCTCCTGGACAGCCGGTGCGAGGACGGTGTGATTCTCGGCGCCATCTACTCCGATGCCGATCGCCCGCCCGTCACGGACCCGAACAAGTTCATCGTCCGCTTCAAGGATGGCGCGGTGCTCGAGTACGATCGCGCGACCCACACGCTGACGTGCTCGGGCATGCAGACCGTGATCGTCGATTCGAAGTCGGAAATCATGCTGCGCGCGGCCGACAAGGTGACGGTCGACGTGCCGGAGACCGAGTTCACGCGTAACGTGACAGTCAAGGGCAAGCTGACCTACCAGGGCGGCATGGCCGGATCGGGCGGCGATGGCGCTGCGCTGACGGGCAACGTGAACGTCGACGGCAACGTGAACGCGACTGGCACCATCATGGATGCCGGCGGCAACTCGAATCACCACTCCCACTGAGCTTTTAGCCGGCTTTAATATCCCCCCGACTGGTCGCGCGGCAACATGGCCGCATGACCCAGCTCTCCGACATCACCTCCGTTCACTGGCAGCCGGCCCTTAACCGCGAAGGCGTTGTTGAGGGCGTGGATGACATCGATCAGGCGATTCGCCTGATTCTCGGGACGCCCCAGGGCAGCGATCCGCATCGCCCCGAGTTCGGCTCCAAGCTCTATCTGTATCTCGACATGCCGATCGACCGCGCCACGCCGCATGTTGTGCGCGAGTCGGTCGACGCGATCCGCCGGTGGGAGCCGCGCTGCGAGGTCGTGCGTGTCATTCCGTCGATCGCTGAGTCGCGTGAAACGATCCGCGTGCAGTGGCGCCTTGCTGACGGCGTCATTCGTGAGACGGAGGTGCCGCGATGACGCTCGGTGAACCGGATTTCATCGCCCGTGATCCAGAGGCCATTACGGCCGAGATCGTGGCCGACTACGAGGCGCGCACTGGCAAGACGCTGTATCCGGCGCAGGTCGAACGCGTCCTGGTCGACATCATTGCCTACCGTGAAACCCTCGTACGCGTCGGCATCCAGGAGGCCGCGAAACAGAACCTTGTCGCGTTCGCCCGCGCTCCCATGATCGACTACCTTGGCGAGCTGGTCGGCGTGACGCGGCTGCCGGCGCAGCCCGCGAAGACGACGCTGCGCTTCTCGATCGAAGAAGCGTTGCCGTCGAACCTGCTGATTGCAGCCGGCACGCGTGTCGAGACGAGCGACGGCGCTGTCTCGTTCGCGACCGACACCGACGTGACGCTCGTCGCCGGCCAGTTGTCGATCGACGTGGCCGCGACGTGCGAAACCGCAGGCTCGATCGGGAACGGCTGGCAGCCGGGGCAACTCGGCTCGCTCGTCGACGACCTGGGCGACGTCGACGTGACGGTCGCTAACACCAAGGTCAGCGCGGACGGCTACGAGGAGGAAACGGACGATCGTCTGCGTGAGCGTATCCGGCTCGCACCACAAGCATTCAGCACGGCGGGCTCCCGGCTCGCGTACGTGTTCCACGCCAAGAGCGCGCACCAGTCGATCGTCGACGTCGGCGTAATCGGTCCGGAAATGGAAATGCGCGACGGCCGGCTGGTTTCCGTCAACGGCGTTCAGCCAGGCAGCGTCCAGGTCTACCCGCTCGTCGACACGGGGCTGCCTAGCGAAGCGATTCTCCAGCTCGTACGCGACAACCTGACCGACGAGCGTCGGCGGCCGCTGACCGATTACGTCGACGTCCGATCGCCGACGCCGGTCGACTACGCGATCGACGTGCGTTTGACGCTGTACAAGGATGCCGACGCCGACACAACGATCGCGCAGGCACGTACGGCCGCAGAAGCCTACCGAACCGATCGTGCCGCCGGCCTGGGGCGCGATATCGTCCCGCGCCAGCTCAGTCGCGCCGTGCAGGTTCAGGGCGTGTACGACGTTGACCTGCCGGGACTCGCACTGCGCGTGCTGACCGCCAGCGAATGGGCGCGGTGTACGGGTGTCAGTGTCATCCCGATCGGGGTGGCGAATGGCTGATCTGCTCTTGCCGCCAGCGCTGGCGAAAGACCCTCGTTTCAAGGCTTTCGCCCAGTTGGCCGAGCGCCTCGACAACATCGACATGTCGCCGCTCCTGGTCTACCTGATCGATGGCGTCGACGCATCCGCACTGCCGTTCCTCGCAGACCAGTTTTCGGTGATGGGCGAGGACGGCTGGAGTCTCGCCGAGTCGGATGAGGCCAAGCGTGCCTTGATCAAAGGGGCAATCGAGCTGCACCGCTACAAGGGCACGCCCTGGGCGGTCAGAGAAGTGATTCGGCGCCTAGGCTTTGGCGAAGTTGAGCTTGTCGAGGGCATCGGTGGCGCCTACTACGATGGGAAAAGCCGCCATGACAGCGTAATGGTGTATGGCGGCAATGGATTGTGGGCGGCCTATCGGGTCATCCTGCTCGATCGCGCGATCACCAACGATCAAGCGGCGTTGCTGCGCACGACGTTGGCTGCGTTCGCGCCGGCTCGATGCGTACTCGCGAGTCTCGAATACCGTCGTGTGCCGATGCGCTACAACGGCGCCGCCCACTATGACGGACAGTACAACCACGGGAGCAGTTAATGGGCAAACTCGTCGAATCTTCCCAATGGGAGGAAGATCTTTACCAAATCGAAACCGCCGATCCGGTCGAAGGTGGCCCGGACGGGGTTTCGAACAAGCAGGCGAAGCAGCTCGGCGGCCGCACGCGCTACCTGAAGGCGCAGGTCGAGCAGTCGCAGACCGGGCTTGCGCAGCATATCGCCGCGCCCGACCCGCATTCGCAGTACGCGACGAAGTCGGACCTCGCGGCAAGGCTTGCCGAACTGGTCGGCCAAGCGCCCGGCATGCTCGATACATTGAAGGAATTGGCGGATGCGCTCGGAAATGATCCGAATTTCGCGACGACGATTACAAATCAACTCGGGCTGAAGGCGCCCATCAACTCGCCCGTCCTTACTGGTACTCCGAAGGCGCCGACGCAAGCACAGGGGGATAACTCGACGGCGCTGGCGACGACTGCATTCGTGAAGCAGTCTGGAGAGTCGTATTCCAGCATCCAGGGTATTGCCACGACGGCAACGTTGAACAGCGGTCATGTGGGGGCGTTTATTTGGGCGTACGGCGTAGGGATCACCCTTACGCTGCCACCGGTGGCTGGCGTTCCTAATGGTGCGACGATCACAATCGGAGCGCCGGTCACCGTGACTATCAAGGGCAATGCATCGGAGAACATCAACAGCCAGTTCGGAGTAACGTCGAACACGTTCGCTCTGAATGCGGGCGAGCAAGCGCAGTTCATCAGCAACGGTGGCGCGTGGTACTTGTCGAGCTACACGACGATTCTTGGGGTGACGCCGCCGCAATTCGACAACACGACGAAACTCGCGACGACCGGATTCGTGCAGCGAGCAGTCGGTAATTACCGATCCGCCAACGGATACGTAGGAAGCGCCACTCTCAGCACATCCGACGTTGGCTGCCTTATCACTTGGGACGGAAACGGCACGTTGACGCTGCCGGATGCCACAACCGTTCCAGGCGGCTCTGCAATCCGCGTGTTCAAGTATGCTGGCCCGATTGCTTCCGTTCTAGCGGCTAACAAACCTGGGCAATTGAACGTGCCTGCCAGCGGAGCTGACACTTACACATTCGCTGTTGGTGTTTTCGGGTTCTTCGAGCTGATTAACGAAAGCGGTATCAAGTGGGACGTGGCCGGTGAGTTGTTTAGCCAGTACGGAACGACTGCCGCGCAGTTCGATAACAGCTCGAAACTTGCGACGACGGCGTTCATTCAAGGTGCGCTTGGGAATTTCCGGAATCAGATCGGGCTTAGTGCGGGAACGACGCTGAATGCCAATGCTTGGGGCAACGCGTATACGCTCTTCGGAGGTTCGCCGTATAACGTGACCTTGCCGTTGCTTTCATCTGGCGTTAATGGTGCGGCGATCCGTTTCTCGAACATCGGCTCGACCGCATACACGTTGGTTGGGGCTGGGTCCGATGCGATCTTCAACGGCACTACGTCGAACACGCTCGTACTCAATCCGGGAGACACCGTCACATTGGTTTCGTCAGGTGTGTGGGTCATGTTTGGCGGATCGATGTCGCTTCCTGCATCGGGCGTGATGAGCGGTCCTGGATGGAAGACGCAGCCGCAATTCGACAACAGCACGAAGCTCGCAACGACGGCGTTTGTGCAGCGGGCCGTCGGCTCGGTCGTCGGATCGATGCGCAACGCCAGTATGTCGGTTCCGACGGTGAGCGCATCCGCGACGTTTACGGCAGATGAGATCGTTGTCGAGACGGCGCTCGGCGGTGCCGCGTTCCGAATCGCAAACTTCAATGCAACGATCAATCTCGGGACTACAGGCGCGGGCGGGATGGATACTGGTACTGCACCGGCATCCGGTTTTGTTGCTATCTATGCAATTTACAACCCGACGAATGGGACGACGGCTCTTCTTGCCACCAATGCGACTTCAAGCGTTGCTCCGAACGTGTACAGCGGCGCCAACATGCCCGCCGGCTATGCGGCCAGTGCGCTTGTATCGGTATGGTCAACCAACTCTAGTCGCCAGTTTGGCGTAGGCTTTCAGGTCGATCGGACCGTGAACTTGACTAGCTTTTCGGTTCTGAGCACAAGTGTCCAGCAGTCTAGTTACGCGCCGTTCTCGGTGGCAAGCTACATTCCGCCGAACGCGAAGCTTGTATCGGGGTACACGAACTGTGGATCGACCGCCGCATCGATCATAGGGAGCGCTGTCAGTGGATCGTCAACAGGCATCGGATCGGCCGGCACGAATGGGCAGTCGATCCTAACCCTTGGCGCACCGTTTAGCGATGTGCCGATGGTTACCCCGCAGACGATGTTCTATGTTGCAACGGCAAGCGCTGGAACGATGACCTTCTCGTGTTTTATATCGAGTTACAAATTCTGAGGAACAGCATGGAGTTGCTAAACGTTCAATTCAGTGACGATACTGAAACATCGATCATTTCGGTCTTCAACTGTCCACAGGACCCGTTGGCGTGGCCCCATCAAGGACAGGTATCACTCGACGATCCTCGATACCACGCGTATTTCTCAAGCGTCCCGGAGGCGCTTCTGGCAGGCCTACCGGAGCCGATCGAAGGGCAATCAGCGTAACTTCGGGGTGTTGCTGGTGAATATGTTCGCCGCGGAGCGCCCAAGATTCACACCGGGGCGCTCGACATATCGATGGATGAGCATTGCGAGCAGGGCTGATCCAGGTAGTGCAATGGCGCACAGTACGGCACTTCGATAGTTGCCGTTCAGCTGCAGCAGGCCCGCGTCGCCAAATAGTGTTGAGCCGGAAAGTGCAATGAAGAAGCCGTGAAACAAATATATGCCGTACGATGCATCGGAAAGCGCATATGCCATACGGCTTCCCAGCACTTTGGTCGCGAACGTTGCCCTAGACGAGTCTTCCGTTCCTGTGACTGTGAGCACGTACAACATAATGGAAAGTATCGGCAACAACCACCATTGCCCGTGGTAAGTCGATTCCTGTGCAAAAGGGAGTGTTGCGGTCAGCGTCGCGATCGCTGCCTTCTGCCGGAAAGTCACGCCGAATGGAATCTCAGCGATCAGCATGCCGACCAAGAAAAGGGAAAGTTTGAGTGGCAAGAAACCGGGCTCGGGGAACACGCCGGTGAGTGTGCGAGCGATCGCGAATGCCGATACGCCTAATAGGATAGCAGTGGTGACGGCGCCAGCTTTCCGCATCAGAATATAGAGGAAAGGAAAGGCAAGATAAAACTGCATTTCGAGACTCAAGCTCCAGTCAGGAAGCATGGTGGAGAACGTATAACGCGGCAGCAGGCCAAAAGCGAACGTGACGTGGGCTGCTAGGTTGCCTGCCGTGTAAGTGATAGTCGAAGGATCATAGATCCCACCACTCCCCCAAAAATCCGGGTTCAATAGCTGCAGTACCTTGTAGCCCTTGAGGAACGTTGTCGAAGTGACAACCGCGAATACGAGAGAAACGTAGTACGCTGGCGCAATACGGAAGTATCGTCGGATATAGAAGCGTAGCCATGAAGACGGTCGTGTCATCGGCTCGACCGAATCTCGCAGTCTGGCGTTGTAAGCCATGAGATAGCCTGAGATCATCATGAACAGATCTACTGCAAGCTTCGGATCAGGTATAGGGGTGAGAGTCCATCCACCCCAGATCATGCAATGGGCGACCACTACCCAGATCGCGGCGAAAGCGCGCAGACCGTTCAGGTACGGGACGTCCTTCGTCATCGTCAGCTCACAGTAAATTGAAGGGCGCAGTTTAGCACCCGCAAGTTTTGACCGACCGCCTACTGCCGGCAACAGCTGCAATTTCTTTCTACGTATCGCAAGACATCCGCTCCCGAATTTATCGCGCGTCGACGTGCTGAAATATCGCGCCGCGCTTCAAATTGGACAGTTGGGGGGGCGGTTTTTTGCGGCATGCGATCTGATGACGCGACAAGACCTGCGCTCACGCTTCTTCCGAGTGGCAGTTACCGACCCAGAGTCGCCTTTCACCGCATCGGACGTGCAACGTCGGTTTGTCGATCTTCGGCGGTCGCTCGATGAATACTTCCGGTCGTCGCGATGCTGCACACGCAGTTTCCACGCGGAACCACACGTTTGGTAATACAACGATGGCTGACTGCTACACGCTATAGCTATCCAAGGCATCCGTAGGCACATGCAATTTGCTATCCGCCGTTAGCGCTTCCAGCAGATGTTTGACGGTAACTTGCACTCGTGGCGCGACAAGCGCCCGGTGTGGATACTGCATCACCATCTCATAGCTTCCGGGATGGTGAAACCTGTGGAGAATGACCTTCAGCGCACCGGAACGCAACCGATCCCACGCAAGATGCACCCCGACCTCCGCGATGCCAACGCTATCGCACGCCGCCTGCACCAGCGATTCCGGTGCGGATAGTGTCAGCATTGCCTTGCCGGAGGGGTCGATCGTCGTGATGCTTTTGTCGTCGCCCGTGAAGTTCCACGGCGCGACCTGGCCGCTCAGGAATCGCCGTGCAATGAGCCGGTGCGCGTGCAACGCATCCGGCGTTTCGGGCACGCCATGGTTCGCCAGATAGTCGGGAGACGCTACCAGTACTGTATTCAAGCGACAAATGGGGCGAGTCACGAGCGCGGAATCCGGGATGTTGCCGCCTCTTACCGCAATGTCGTAACCGTCCCGGACAATATCGATGACCCGATCGTCGAAATCGACCTCGACCGACAGCGCCGGGTAGCGAGCGAGCAGCGCGGGCAGCGCCGGAAGCACGTGGTTATGCCCGAAGGCGGCACTCGTCGAAATCCGCACGCGCCCGGCCGGCACGGCCCGCTGGGCGGAAACCGTATCGATCGCGGCATCCAGTGTTTCAAGTGCGATGCGCGCGTGGCGCAAAAACACCTCGCCTTCCTCTGTGAGTTTGAGTGTGCGGGTCGTCCGGTTCATCAGCCGCACACCCAGTGCTTTTTCGAGGCCCGCCACGTTCTTGCTCACGGCAGCCGACGTGACGCCCAATTGTCGGGCCGCTGCCGCAAAACTTCCCGCATCCACGGCCTGGACGAGAGAAACGATGGCTCGAACACGCTGCGAAGAATCCACATTTCCTCCATGACTGACATCGCGCCGACCTGTCGCCGCGCAGCCGGATTCTAAACTTGCAGTTGAGGGTGGTTCAACCCTGCCAGAACTTCTCGTAATGAGTGACGCTGGTGACAATGGTGGACATCGCCCCTCCGTCCGAAGCTTGCGAGTCTTCAATGCTCATCACGATCCTCTATGACAGTGGCTATGGCCACACCGCGAAACAGGCCCAAGCCGTTGCAGACGGCGTTCGTCGCGTGCCGGGTGCCGAAGCGCAGTTGATCGCCGTTGCAGATGGCGATACGCCCTGGGAAAAACTCGCCGCGAGCGACGCGATCATCTTCGGTTCGCCGACCTACAACGGCACCGTCAGCGCGAGGCTCAAAAAGGTGATGGAGGACTCGACGCGGCCCGCGTGGATTCCCCAGTCGTGGCGGAACAAGATTGCCGCAGGCTTCACGAATTCGGGCGCCATGCACGGCGACAAGCTGAATTCCCTCGTCACGATGGCGCTGTTTGCCGCCCAGCACGGGATGATCTGGGTCGGACTCGATATCTTCCCGGGCAAGTCGCCGCAGGAGAAGAATCGTGTCGGCGGATGGCTGGGCGCGATGGCGCAATCGGATGA